AACTACGGAGGCTCTAGCTCGTTTGGCGGGATTACCGAGTTTTTTAATTTTTTATAAAGTTGATGATAATAGAAAGATTATAAGGTTTAGAGTTAAGCAGCTCACACCTACTAAGGATAAAAAGGAAGTTATGCTTACACCTGAGGCGTGGGTTCAAGCAATGGAGCTGCTCCAGGATAGACATAATTTAGTCTGTAGAAAGAAGGATGTAGCTTGAGTTTATATTTTGTAGGCGATCTCAATATTTTGGCGGATAAGCGGCTGAGTGGAAGTGATAAGCTAGTCTATTTTTGCTTAGTTTCTTTTATGAATGTAAAGGATGGAAAATGTTATCCCAGATACAATACAATTAGAAAACGAACTGGTTTATCTGAACGCACAATCCAAAGATCCGTCAAATACCTTGCCAAGCTACAGCTTATTACGATTAAACGGCAAAGATCTACTAATTTATATCTATTAACCCGCCAGAAAACATTACAAGAAACTATTAAGAAAAGAGTGAGTAGCCAAATTGGCTTCTCTGATAAGCCAAATTGGCGTTTATTAAAAGAACCATCTTATATAACTAAGTATAAGAATAATAATAGATATGTTAATAAAAATTTCTCGGGTGGGTGGATTGGTAAACCTATTAATAAATTAACACTTGAGTATAAAGGGGAAAAATACAAAGAAATCGGAACAATAGATCATTTTGTAGAATATGAAAATTCTAAGGGAGATAGAATTAGAAAGCATAAGTTTAAGGATATAATTGAAGAGGAGAAACCCTCCAAAAAAAAGTTTAATGCTGCCGCAGAAAGGCAGCTTGCTTGCGGTTAATTACTCATAAAATAATTGAAATATTTGATATTGCTGGCAGAACCGAAAGGTTAATGCCTGGATTAAACGCAATAAAACCTAAAACACCTAAAATGTATAGTGTGTTGCAGATGAGCTATGATCCAAAGGATATGGGATATTGGCAGAAAAAAGGCTTAAAACTTAGAGCTAACAGCCATCAAATCACTTGTTGGGAAACAGCTATTGATTTACTCACTAAGATTAATAAGACCGAGGATCGAAGATTAATCTGGGCGAAAGCTATGAGATATTCCTGGGTAGCTCTTGGTAGAAAGTTTGGTTGTCATCGAGTAACTATTAAGAGGAGATATACAGCTGCTATTCTTAACTTAGAATTTAATCTTGATAAATCTGTGCTAGACAAGATAGACAAATTAATCTAATAGGAAAGATAGGCTTAGTATTTTTATGCCTGGAAGACCCTTACATAAAATCCAATGCGACAGTTATACAAGAGGAAGTAATTTTACAAAAAGGTGTTTATGCAAAGGATATTATCAAAAGACTTCTAAAAAATACCGTTGCAAATTTCATGCTGGGATGAGTACTGGACCCAGATCTATTGAAGGAAGAATAAAAGCAATAAGAAATTTAAAACAGTACAAAGATAAAAGTTATCAAGAATTATACGAATGGATCAAATCGAAAAAATATGTGAAAGACTAGAATTGGGAGAACCACTCTCAACTGTCTGTAAAGATAAATCAATGCCAGATGTCTCAACCATTTATAAAAAATGTAGAGCTGATAAAAAATTACAAGAGAAGATAATGGCAGCTAGACAAACTGGAGTTTGGACTTTGTTGGATAAGATTGCAGAAGATATGCAAGCACCAAAGACACCACAAGAGACACATTTCCTAAGAGAGAAATGGAGCCACATAAGATGGCTTGCAACAAAATTAGCAGCGTCAACCTTTGGCGATAAAAGTCAAGTTGAACAGAAGATTGATAATCATTTAATCATTAGTTGGGGAGAACCTAAGAATGAAAACAATATTATACAAGCTAAAGAAGTTATGGATCAGGTATCAAGTGTGGATGCTAAAGCTATACCTGGAGCAAGCACGGCTGATTAGGAAGAGAAGTAAAAGGTAACGAATGTGGAGGTTGTTGGATTTTACATGGCAGTTCCACGCTCCTCGCACACGCATTATGGAGTTCGTTTTGGGTACACAGTTATAAATCCTGACGACATTTGGCGTGGATCAATACTTATTTAATAAGATGGTTAGTAAATGGTTAGTAAGAGCTTAGTTTTGCATATAAAAGTGTAGATTTTGAAAGAACAAAGGTGGGGTATAGACCGAAAACAAGCCGCAACTTTTAAGAATATATATATAGGGAGTTCAAGACACAAACACACACAAAGACTTTAAGATGAATGAAAAAGATAAATACACAGATAAATTAATAACAGCCATGGTTTTTCACGCAGAAGATACAGGGGGTTTAGTTATTCACTTAAACGGCTTTGAAAATCAAAATCATGCAAATAATTTTTGCAGAAAACTTATGAAGAATAGCGGTATTGAATATCAATCAATTAGAGAACTTTTTAATTTACCAACAATTCACTAGGGAGGGATTATGGAATTATTTATTCGAGAAGTAAAACACTATTGGAGCGATCATAAAAAAGTCGTACTTGGTGTTGCAGCTTTGATTATTATATTAGCAGTTTTATAAAATGAAAGTACAAATACCTTATACACCAAGAAAGCTCCAGGCGGAGCTACATAAAAATTTGGATAAGTATAGGTTTGCTGTACTTTCATGTCATAGAAGGTTCGGGAAAAGCGTGGCTATAATTAACCACCTCATCCGTGCAGCTCTGACACATAAGTTGAAAAATCCGAGGTTTGCGTATATTGCACCGACTTATAAGCAAGCAAAGAGTATAGCCTGGGATTATTTAAAAATGTTTGCGGGTGGAATACCTGGAGTTAAATTCCACGAAACAGAGCTAAGATGCGATTTGCCGAATGGCAGCCGAATAACGCTTTTATCCTCTGAACAGCCAGACAGCTTACGGGGATTATTTCTTGACGGAGTTTGTATAGACGAGGTGGCTCAAGTAGAACCGAGGTTATGGAATGAAATAATTAGACCAGCAATTTCTGATCGTAAGGGTTTCTGTTACATGATAGGTACGCCAGCTGGAATGTCGAACCTATTTTATGAGATATACCAGTACGCTTTATCAGATGACAAATGGTATACTTACACGGCAAAAGCCAGCGAGACAGGAATTATCGACCAGGAAGAATTAGATGCTGCTAAAGCTCAAATGGGAGATGCAAAGTATAAGCAAGAATTTGAGTGTGATTGGATTGCCAATATAGAGGGATCTGTATATGGAGATGTAATAAAAAAACTTGAAGAAAAAAAACAATTAACAAGACTTGCTTACGACCCAGCTTTATTAGTTCATACTGCCTGGGATTTAGGTATAGATGATAACACGGCAATAATATTTTTTCAGCAATTAGGGAACCAGATTTTGGTTATTGACTATTATGAGAATAATCGAGAGGGGTTGCCGCATTATGTTCAGCTAGTAAAAGATAAGGAATATTATTACGGAGATCATTTTGCACCTCACGATTTAGAGGTAACAGAATTCACAAGTGGTAAGACCAGAAGAGAGGTAGCTTATCAGTTGGGATTAAGGTTTAAGGTTTTGCCAAAATTAAACCTGGAGGATGGGATCCACAATTTAAAAATGGTTTTACCTAAGTGTTGGTTTGATATAGAAAACACAAAACCATTGATAGATGCGTTAAGACACCATCATAGAAAGTACAATGAAAAAATGAAAATGTTTAGTAATAAACCTCAAAAAGATTGGAGTTCTCATGCTTGCGATGCCATGAGATATTTAGCTTTAGGAATTACTGAATTACCAAAAACCAAAATTGCGGCTCAAAAACTAGCTGTCAATGATTATAGAATACACGGAGAATAATTATGGGATTTTTAATGCCAAAGATGCCAACGATGCCAACAATACCAGAACCAAAACCATTGCCAGAACCACCAAGTTATGACGATGAGGCAAGAAAAAAAGAGATTGAAGAAAGAAGAGCCAAAGTAAGAAGAAATAGAAAAGGCAGAAAACAAACAATTTTAACTGGAGCTGAAGGTGTAGATGACGATAGCTTATTAGTTAAAAAGAAAAAGTTAGGAGGATAAATGGGAGGAGCAAATAGTGGATCCACAGGAGGAGGTGGAGGTGGACCAAGTGTTGGTCCAGCTGGTGTAACTTATAGAACTGTTGGAACAGACAGAAGAACTGTTAAACAATATGGAACTGTTGCGGATGCAAAACAAACCGCAAAGCGACATGAATTTAGAGAAAGTGGTGCAAGAAATATTGATAAAAATTTAAAAAATGCTCCATTTATTTTACGACCATTTGGATCATTGTTTAAAGCTGGCTCAAGATATTCAAGAGATTATTTTACAGATAAAGTTCTTACATCTACAAGAGGTAAAAAAAATTTTGGTTATAATAAACGACAATTTGAAAGTTTATCTATTGATGAGCAAAATAAAATTTATGCTGGTTATATGGCAGATAGAACGTCAGGTAAAACAGATGCTTATGGCAATGTTTATTCTGGAAGAGATGATAATAACAACCAACCTATTTTAACACAAGCACCAAAAACTACTTATGTTGAAGGAGTAGGTACGTCTGCGGTTACAGCATCTCCAACAAAAGCAGAAATGGATCAAGCATCAGCTACCACAATGTCGGCTGATGAAACTTTACTTGCAACTCAAAAAAAAGGTAGAACTTCAAATATTTTAACTTCTGCAAAAGGATTAGGAGATCAAAATTTAACAATCAAAAGAAAAACATTAGGATAAAAAATGGCAGTAGAAAAAAAAGCAAAAGAAATTATTGATAAATATAATACTTTAAAAACTCAAAGAGTTACTTGGGAAGAGCATTGGCAAGAAATTGCAGATTATTTTTTACCAAGAAAATCCAATATTACTATTAAAAGAACTAAAGGCGATAAACGACACGATCAGATTTATGATGGTACAGCTACTCACGCATTAGAATTATTATCTGCTAGCTTAAATGGTATGCTAACTAACACAATTTCTCCGTGGTTCGTTTTAAAATTTAGAAACGAGGCAACTAACCAAGATGATACAGCAGTAGAATGGTTAGAGAGCTGTGCAAAAATTATGCAGCAAGTATTTGCTCGTTCAAATTTTCAACAAGAAATTTTTGAACTTTACCATGAGCTATTAGCTTTTGGTACATCTGCGATGTTTATTACAGATGATATTAAGGATGACTTAAGATTTAAAACTTTACATATTTCAGAAATATTTATTACTGAAAATGAAAAAGGTTTTGTTGACAGCTTATTAAGAAGGTTTCATCTTAAAAATAAAAATATTCCTTTAATGTATCCAGATGTAGAACTGCCAAGAGGATTACAGGAGGCAGTAAAGAATAAACCTTTTGAGGATAGTGTTATTCTTCATTCGGTACATAAATCTGATACTCCAATGGGTTATCAGAATAAAGATAATATGGATTATATCTCATGCCATATTCATCAAGAGACAGGAGCTATTTTAAGAGAAAGTGGATTTAGAGAATTTCCATACGTTGTACCTAGATATTTAAAATCTTCATCCAATGAAATCTATGGCAGATCGCCAGCGATGAATGCTTTACCAGATACCAAGATGTTAAACACAATGTCTAAAACATCTATTAAAGCAGCTCAAAAACAAATTGACCCACCATTAATGGTTCCTGACGATGGTTTTATTTTACCCATTAGAACTGTACCTGGTGGATTAAATTTTTATAGATCTGGAACCAGAGATAGAATTGAACCATTACAAGTTGGATCGAATGCTCCTGTGGGTATTCAAATGGAAGAGCAAAGAAGAAAAGCAATTAGAGAAAATTTCTTTGTCGACCAGTTAATGATGGTACAAGGTCAAAACATGACCGCAACAGAGGTTATGCAAAGAACTGAAGAGAAGATGAGATTACTGGGTCCAGTATTAGGAAGATTACAAAGTGAATTACTACAACCATTAATTACTAGAGCTTTTAATTTATTATTAAAAAATAATAAATTACCTCCAATACCAGAAGAGATTGGCGACCAGGATGTTGAGATAGAATATGTATCTCCATTAGCCAAAGCTCAAAAGACACAAGAGTTATCATCTGTTATGAGAGGAATAGAAATATTTGGTTCAATGCAGAATATTGCACCAGTATTTGATTACATAGATATAGATGGTTTAGTCGACCACATTAAAAATGTTTTAGGTTTACCAGCTAAAATTATGAGATCAAAAGCAGAAGTAAGATCTATTCAAGAACAAAAACAACAAGCCGAGATGCAGATGCAACAATTACAACAAGCTCAAGCTGTTGCTGAGAGTGCGGGTAAAATTGCACCAGCTCTAAAGGCGGTTGAGTAATGGATCAAAAAGAACTTAAACAATTAGGAATAGATTATAAAACAGTTTTTAAATCGGAGGCTGGAGAACGAGTGCTTTCTGATTTGGAAAAAAGATGTAGCTTTCATACAACTACTCACGTTAAAGGAGATAGCCATGAGACTGCATTTTTAGAAGGAACAAGATCAGTAGTCTTGTTCATTAAAAATATGCTTAACAAAAAAGGAGAATAATATGTCAAGCGAAAATCAAGAGGTAGTAACACCAGAAGTTCAAACTGATACCACGGTGTTATCTGGAGATCCTAAAACAGAAACTCCAACAAGTACAGATTGGAAAGCAAGTCTTTCCGATGAAATAAAAGCAGACAAATCTTTAGAAAATATTAAAGATATTGAAAGCCTAGCAAAAAGTTATGTCCACGCACAAAAGCTAGTAGGTTCAGATAAAATTCCTGTACCTAATAAATTTGCAACAGAAAAAGATTGGGATGCAGTTTATGAAAAACTAGGTAGACCAAAGGATGCAACTGGATATAAATATGATCTAGGAGAAGATGTTAAAATAAATGAAGATGCTTTAAAAAATTTTTCCGACCAAGCTCACAAGTTAGGATTATTACCTAATCAAGCAAGTGGTATAGTTAAATTTTATAATGATATGGCAGCTCAACAGCAACAAGATGCTGATATAGTAGCTGAAAATGCTAGACAAGAAAGCGAAACATCTCTTAAAAAAGAGTGGGGTCAAGCATATAAACAGCAAACTATTAAATCTGCTCATGTTGCTTTACAAGTTTTTGATGAAGATTTTTTAAATAAAAATTTAGCAGATGGAACTAAAATTGGAGATCATCCAACATTTATTAAAGCATTTGCTACATTAGCTGATAAGATGGGAGAAGATAATATAACACAAGCATCTGGACCAGCTTATCAAACACCAGCACAATTAGAAAAACAAATTGGAGAATTAACACAACAAGGTTCAGCATACTGGGATAAAAGACATCCCAACCATGAACTAGCTGTTAAAGAAGTTTTAGCTTTACGAGAACAAAAAAATTCTGTATAGCTGAAAATAATTAGGATAATCGACAGACCCTAGTTGACACTATGAAAGTATAGGTTCCAGGAGAACTGAAATCGAGGTTTCGACCCGTAAGGATAATCAGCCGCTTAACATTAACAATAACCAACCATAAGGAGAATAGTATGTCTATTCAAATTACTACTTCTTTCGTTGAACAGTATAGCTCGAATATTGCTATGCTTTCTCAACAAATGGGAAGTAAACTTAGAGGTTCTGTTGATGTGGAAACTGTTAGAGGTAAAAACGCATTCTTCGATTAACAAAATGGTCGAAGTAAAATTG